TTCTTTTGATAAGGATATAGATTAAATGGTACTAATCCTTCATCTAAAGATATAATCTTAACATACTTCTTAGCAAAATATACAGGATCTTTCATACACTTCATGTACTCCTGTATTTCCTGCTTACTGAATTCTGTTTCTACGCCATCCCGTTTTACATTGGGATTACCTAGATAACCAAATTCGTTATTCTTAATTCTCTGCATCAATAAAATCTTTATCTAATATCATCTTTTGTAAATCAGCTGTACTTCCTACAAATAAATTGTTATTAGTTACCAATCGTTTCTTTTCTTCTTCAACTTCTTCTTTGTTTAAAGCTTTCTTATTCTTCTGTAATTCCATAAGTTTATCAGTAGTATCAGCTACATCCTTAATAGCTCTACTTAAAACTTCGAACGCCCGCGGGTGTTCGCTCTCGCGGGCGAGCTCGGCGAGTACGTCGAGCGAGCGCATGCCCGTATTAATTAAGTCTTTATATGTGGATCTTGCCAGTTCATAATCATCTTTAATATCTTTCTTTTCTTTATCTGCGATAATTACTTCCGACTTTTTGATTCCAGGAAGATTTTTCTCTAGTGACTTTTGTAGCTTGTCTTTTTTGTCCATAATATATCCATTACGATGTTAATACTATTACCTGTCCACCCATCTTAGCGTGGTTAGCACAATAATAGAACATATTTTCCGGTGTGTTTTCCACTGGTGAAAATAATGTCCTAGATGTTGTAAATGTTAGTGTGGTACCATTTGCAATTGATACAGCAGCTGCTAGTGTTAAACTATTACCACTAATGTTAGCCACAGTAGTATTAATTCCTGTAGCAGTAACTACATCACCAACTTTTATATTTGTATTAGAAGCTGTTAATGTTACACTTGCACTTGAACTAACTGCACCATTTACCTGACCAGTTGTAGTAGTTGTATCTGTTACTACCCCTGTTGTATATGCTACACCACCTGCATGTGTTCCATCATTTGTAGTTGAAAATCTAATTGGATGTCCACTTGGATGATGGAATATATAAGTGTTTCCTCTATATAAGGTTAACGTAGGTTGTACTTGGGCAAATAAGTTAAATTTATTAGAAGTAAATGTTAAACTAGTATTATTTGCAATGCTCTGTGCTGTAGTTAATGTTATTTTAGTTGGTGAATTGATAGCAGATATCTGCGGTGCACCACTTACACCCGATCCACTCACTACGTGTCCAACCTCTAGTGTTGATGTATTCACAAGCTGTAATTCAGTAGAGCTTGATGAAGCAGCTGCTGTTGAAGCACTCACTGGGTAAGGTTCAACTGTTACGTCATATATGAACTGATCTCCTCCAACCACAAATTGGTTTTCATCATAAGCTACAGTAACTACTTTATTATCTGCAGTATCAGAAGGTCTAACAGTATAATTAAGTCCTTCAAAGAATTCACCTGTTTGTCTATTTTCAAAGTCAAGATTAACTTCTCTTATAACACCCTGGTTCACTGTTGGACCATAGAACTTCATTTTCATTGTAAAGTCTAATGTGTATATCAATACTCTTCTTTCTTCAAAGCTACCTTCGTATTGATCATCAATATTTACCCCAGTCAATATAACCGGTACATCTTGTTTTAAATCAAATCCATCTACTGGTTTAATTGTTAATGTATATTCTGGCTGGAAGAATGGAAGTATTTGTTCCATTATTTGTAATCCATCGTCTTGATTTTTTGCAAGAATGTTTAGCTGCATACCAATATTATATGCTGTGTAATTTTGTAATGTTTTCTTTTTGGTTACATCTGAACCATGATTCTCTACAATCTTATTTCTTTTTTGTCCTTTTTGTACAACATCTAATTCTAGTCCAGTAATTTCAAAAGCCATACGGGGTAATTTAATACCCATCGGAGCATCAAATCCTGTCTCTTGATCTAATCTTGCAAGAAACTTTTGTTTAGGTCCATATGCTAATGGTACACGTACCTGGTTAACAATAGAACCATCGCTCTTTTTTCTTACAACAGATATATCATTAAACAGTGTACCAAACACTGCTACGGATTTTCTCATTGTTGCGTGATAGAAATGAAGCCCGAACATTAGTAAGTCTCCGAAGGATCGCCAAATGGATTTGTTTCACTGAAGTCAATAAAATCATCTGCAAAGTTTTCAAACTCGACATTTTGTGCACCACCATCGGTGTCAAAAGTTTCAGTTGTATCTGTTAATCCATATAACTTGGTAACATAAGCAGCATAGTTATTGATTGAACCGTTTAATGGGTTAGTATTTGATTCGATAAACTCTCGAGCTACACCATCACTGTTCTTAACTTCGATATTAGAAACTCCAATCTGAGATGCTGTATCTGATGTTTTAGTTCTATTCTGAACTTCACCACTAACAGTTATATCTAAACCAGCCGCCGTTACACCAACCGTTTGGGTAACTTGCTCGCCAATTTCGTAATGATTGCCACCTGTGATAGCTAAATCCAGTGTGACCTGATAAGCTGATGCACCTGTTTTTTGATCTATAGATTCTATGCCTGTATCGAAATCTTCGTCTGAATATTCGAATAGTGAACAGTTTAATCTGTATACAGGTAAGTTAGATAATTGATAGAATGGCGAATCATCTTCTACATAAGATATTTCAAAGAAAGAATTGGTCATTGGAAGGAATATAACATCGCCTTCCTGTGGTCTCGGGTTAACAAGATCAGAAGAGAATATACCTATGATCTTTTCCCATTGTCTTCTAGAGATTACGAATGTTGCTTCGTCTCGTATTTCTAAACCAAACTTGGAGAATAAATCCCCTTGTCCTTCAAATCCGTCTACGTTTTCTAAATAAGCTTCTATTAAATATGCATCATCGAATTTAGATGCGGGATCTTCATTGAGTACATTGTCACGATTCACTAATGTTCGAGGAATGTAATATACATCCTGACCGAATATTTTTAGGCTTTCTATAACCAGATCTTCGTAAAGATTTTGTTCTGATCTAACTGCCTGAGAAAAGAAAACTGATCTTGGCATAATTTATCCTGTATAGAAATCGACTGGTTGTTCCCAATTTAATCTACACTCTTCCTCTAATTTTAAAATTTCTTCATTAGCATCATCAAAGAGTTGTCTACCATTAAATGTTACTCCACCCGGCATTACCATACCTTCGAACTTTAATAGATTTGTTCCCCACTGTCTTTTAATAAGTGCCGTGCAATATCTTTTTAAGAAGTAATCATTATAAACTTCTGTATATGTATCTGGATCTATTACTCTATTACATTCTATAATTAAGTAATCATCCCTATCAACTTCTTTATTCCAATCCATATCTATTCTGAGCTGATCTTTATGTTTGTCAAAGCTAAGATGTTTTGTGCTATCGTCGATTACCATATCTAATAATGATAACCATTGCTGTGTCATAACATATTCACTTAAAGATCCTAAGAATCCTAATGAATAAATGTCATTTAAGTGCATTTGATATTTAATGTCAAACATATTGGTAGATGTAGTTGCTTCCTCTATTGGAAATACATCTAATACATCTTGAACTAATTCTGGTGTGGTTATATAACCATTCTCTATATCGCCAATAGTTATACCACTAGCTTTAATAGTGCCTGTAGCTCCGGACGTGCCGCCTGTGACTACATCACCAACTGCAAATACTTTACTAAAGTCTGTTAATGCATTGTACCTTATTTTGGTTGTGCTTGTAACAGATTGAATAACTGATTTAGCTCCTGATGTTCCGCCTGTAATAATTTCACCCTTTAAGAACGGTCCATTTGCTGCTGCGCCTGTAAATTCTATTTCAGAGTTAGTTACTTTATGTTTTAAATATACTTTTTCTACGGCATCTGAATGATAGTGTTGATAAAACTGTAAAGCCTCATCTATTCTATCTTCCACCTGATCATCGTCAACATTTATTTCGATCACAGGATATCCTAATGCCCTTAGACAGTGATCTGTTAATGTTGCTTTACTATTTGGTGCTGCCATATTAATTACCCTTTATTCTATTTATATACCTTTA